TCTGCTCAGTCGTAGACCACTATAGAAGCAAGGTCAATAAAATAATGCTTGACAAATCTCTGAAAATGTGCTATTATCGCCTTACAAGTTCAAAGCACACTATAACGGAATCAGGTCAGCCCCCTACGGGCGGAGTATTATAGCCCACGACGGAATAGGGGGAATAATAGACGATAGTCGTTCCCCCTTAGCGATAGCGAGAAACAATCTACCGATAGCACTCTATAGTATTAGTAGGTACTAATTAAAAATTATGTCTCCCTTTAGGATAAAGACTTCATGTCGGAAATTGAAAAACAAGTTGTAATTGAAGATGCGCTACCGACAGGTGATGTCGTCAAGCATAAGCGTCCAAAGATTAAACGACGTGAAGTAGTAAATGGTAAACCCAAGTTAGGTCGTCCCACTAAGGCGGCTATCGCCAAGAAGAAGAATCCCGGGGTGCTGGGTAGACCACCCGGCGATGCAGCAAGGATTGCAGAATTTAAAGCAAGGTTATTGGCTACGGCTGGCGACAGTGTGATTACTAAGATTATTGAGACAGCACTTGCTGACGGTCATCCTGCACAGGGTGCGATGCTCAAGTTCTGTGGAGAGAGACTCTTACCACTGTCCAGCTTCGAGGCTAAGAGTGGTGGCAGCGCACCGCAGATTAGTATTAATATTACAGGCATCAATAGTCCCAGCATGGAAGTCATCGACAACGATGCGGAGATTAATGCGGAGATTAGCGATGTTGTAATTAAGGATATCCCACGAAGTGGGGCTGATGATGAGTGAAGTCTTCATTGAGGCGGCTGCGCCGTGAGTGAACTAACATTCGCTCTGTTGCAATGGCAACAAAAGGTATTTAAAGACACTACTCGCTTTAAGGTTATTGCTGCTGGTCGTCGCTGTGGTAAGTCTAGACTATCTGCTATAACCCTATTGATTGAAGGGCTTAATTGTCCTGAAGGTTCTAGCGTAATGTATGTTGCACCAACGCTAGGACAAGCTCGAACGATTATGTGGGACTTGTTAATGGATTTAGGTAGACCTGTAATCAAGTCTGCTCACATTAACAACTTAGAGATTACTTTGGTAAACGGCAGGAAAATCCTCATTCGAGGCGCTGATAACCAAGACTCTTTGCGTGGTGTGTCCTTGTCGTATTTAGTAATGGACGAAGTAGCGTTTATTAAAGCAGAGATTTGGGAACGGGTATTACGAGCGGCGCTGTCGGATAAAAAAGGTAGAGCGATGTTTATTTCTACCCCTTCTGGTCGTAACCACTTCTATGAGTGGTATCAGTTAGGACAGTCGGGTTCAGACGAGGATTGGAAGTCGTGGCACTTTACCACTGCAGATAATGAAACGATTGACCCTAAAGAGATTGAGGCAGCAAAGCGAACACTGAGTTCCTTTGCGTTTAACCAAGAATATTTGTCTTCCTTTAACAATGCTGGTTCAGGTTTATTTAAAGAAGAATGGATTAAGTTCGGTGAAGAACCTAAAGAAGGTTCATGGTACATCGCAGTAGACTGCGCTGGTTTTGATGAGATTGGTAAGAGGCAAACCAATAAACGATTAGATAAAACCGCTATTGCGTGTGTGAAGGTAGATAATCAGAATGTGTGGTTTGTGGACAAAATTGAGACAGGTCGCTGGTCTACTGAAGACACTGCGCTTAAAATACTTAAAAACATCCAAGAGTATCAGCCGATGGCAGTAGGGATTGAGCGGGGTATCGCAAAGCAAGCGATTATGAGTCCACTGATGGACGCTATGCGAAGACTAAACTGTTACGCTCACATTGAAGAATTGACGCACGGCAACAAGAAAAAAGTAGACCGTGTAACTTGGGCTTTGCAAGGTAACTTAGAGCATGGCAGGATTGTCCTAAACGCTGAAGGTGATTTTGATTTGTTTGTCGATGAACTCCTAATGTTCCCCACACAGGGAGTACACGATGACACGGTGGATGCGTTAGCATACATCGAGCAGTTAGTCCGCCCCAACTTTGATGCTGATGATGGTGGCGATGAGTGGGAAACTTTAGATGTAATCAGTGGTTACTAATAGGAAGAAAAATGGCTGAAAATATGGACATGAACGAAAGCACTCAGTGGGAAGAACCTTCTGAGGCTGACGAAGAGTTATCAGCGTTCGTTGTACAACACTGTGACCGTTGGCGTGATAGCCGTGACGAGAACTACTTAGAAGACTGGAAAGAATACGAGCGTATCTTCCGTGGTGTTTGGGCTTCTGAAGACCGTACTCGTGAGTCCGAGCGTAGTCGCTTAATTAGTCCCGCAACGCAGCAAGCAGTCGAGACTCGCCACGCTGAGATTATGGAAGCAATCTTCGGTAACGGAGAGTTCTTCGACATCAAAGACGACATTATGGACTACAACGGTAATCCGATGGATGTTCAAGCGATGCGTGCTTTACTAATGGAAGACTTAACTGCGAACAAGATTCGTAAGTCAGTAGACCAGATTGAACTGATGGCAGAGATTTATGGTACTGGTATCGGTGAGATTATGGTTAAGACCGAGACAGAGTATGTTCCATCCACTCAGCCGATTCCGGGCAGTACGCAAGCTGCGTATGGAGTTACTGAGAAAGAATACTTCTGCGTTAAGATTAATCCAGTCAACCCTAAGAACTTCTTGATTGACCCTAACGCTACCTCGATTGAGGATGCGATGGGTGTAGCGATTGAGAAGTTTGTCTCTATCCACAAAGTGGTAGAAGGTATGGAAAGAGGTATCTATCGCAAGGTAGACATCGGACCTGCTGGCAACGATGACGACTTAGAAGTAACTCAAGAAGTAGTGCAGTATCAAGATGACAAGGTTAAACTCCTCACATACTACGGATTAGTCCCTAGAGAGTACCTAGACCAGCTTGAGAACGAAGGAGACGAGGTAGTTGACCTGTTCCCAGAGGACAGCACCGCAGACACCTACAGCGACCTCGTAGAGGCTATTGTGGTGATTGCTAATGATGGTCTTCTTCTCAAGGCAGAGCGTAATCCATACATGATGAAAGACCGTCCTGTAGTGGCTTACCAAGACGATACTGTTCCTAACCGCTTCTGGGGTCGTGGTACAGTAGAAAAAGCATACAATATGCAAAAGGCGATTGATGCACAGCTCCGCAGTCACTTAGACAGCTTGGCATTGACCACTGCACCAATGATTGCGATGCATGCTACTCGTTTACCTCGTGGCGCTAAGTTTGAAGTTCGTCCCGGCAAAGCAATCCTCACCAATGGTAATCCTGCTGAGATTATGATGCCATTCAAGTTCGGACAAACCAGCCCTGAGTCTGCTGCTACCGCAAGAGACTTTGAGCGTATGCTCCTCATGGCAACCGGTACTTTAGATAGCCAAGGCATGGTTACACAAGCCACTCGTGATTCTAGTGGTGCTGGTATGTCAATGGCTGTTTCTGGCATCATCAAGAAGTACAAGCGTACCCTGACAAACTTCCAAGAAGATTTCATGGTCCCGTTGATTAAGAAGGTTGCGTTCCGCTATATGCAATTTGACCCTGAGCGTTATCCTTCTGTAGACATGAAGTTCATTCCTACCGCTACACTCGGTATTATGGCTCGTGAATACGAACAACAACAGCTTATTGGTTTGCTACAGACTCTTGGACCTAACACTCCTGTGTTGCCAATCATCCTCAAAGGCATTATTGCTAACTCCAGCCTGTCAAATCGTGCTGAGATGGAAGCTGCTTTAGAGCAAATGAGTCAACCTAACCCTGAAGCACAGCAACTACAGCAAGCTCAGGCTCAATTAGCACTACAAACCCAACAAGCTCAGATTAAGAGCCTTGATGCTAGTGCTGCTAAAGACATGGCAGATGCTCAAAAGACGATGGTTGAGGCACAATTAGCCCCACAAGAGGTAGAAGCCAAGGTTTTATCTGCTGTTTCTCGTAATTTACCTAGTCAAGACGATGAAGCGAACAGAGAATTTGACCGCAGAGTTAAAATTGCTGATTTGATGCTAAAAGAGGCAGATATTAAGAACAAATCGAAGATTGTAGAATTGCAAATGTCTGAAAAAGCTGCTACAATAGGGAAGACTGAGGAAGATTTTCTTAATAATCTGACAGAGAAGCTATCAAGCAATGGCTAATATTAAAGACTACATTAAAAAAGTAATGGATGGCACTGTTTCTTTAGAGGAACAGCAAGCCGCCTTAGCTCAGGTTGAGAAAACCATCGTTGAGGCAAAACAACGCCGAGATGAGTCTGTTGGTCAAAAAGCAGACATGGTTGTACAAGCCTTGAAAACCATTGAGGCTAAACTTGAAGCTAAGTTAACAGAACTGAACAATACTCCTGCGATGCAGGGTGTTCAAGGTCCTACTGGTAAAGCAGGTAAAGATGGAGTAGACGGTAAAGACGGTCTGAATGGTGTTAGTGGTACAGATGGTAAAGATGGCAAAGACGGAGTTGATGGTAAAGACGGTATCTCTGTTGTTGACGCTAAGATTGACTTTGATGGTTCGTTAGTTGTTTACCTATCGAATGGTGCTGAGATTGATTGCGGTCAGATTCTGTCTCCAGATGTTGCTCAAAACATTATTATCAACAGCGGTGGCTCTGGGACTTCACAGTCTGTTACCGATACGTTAGTTTCTTTACAGAACCAGATTAATACCTTAACTGGTATTGACGGCACATTAGGTACTATGGCACAACAAGACGCTAGTGCCGTAGCCATCACAGGTGGCTTGGTTAGCGGAACTCGTATTAACCCTAGAGTATTAGCATCAACCGCAAACTCTGCTACACCTACGTTAAATACCGATTTATATGACATGATGGTAATTACAGGACAATCTGTAGCCATTACATCATTTACTACAAATTTAACTGGTACACCTGTAAACGGGCAAAAGTTGTGGATTTCAATTACAGGAACAGGTGCTATTGCTATTACTTGGGGCGCATCTTTTGAATCATCTACCGTAACTTTGCCAAGCACCACAGTCAATACAAATAGATTAGATATTGGTTTTGTTTATAACTTAGCCAATTCAGATTGGCGTTGCGTAGCGGTGGCGTAATGATAAAAATTGACTTTGTTATTGAGCAAAATGGTGAAAGATTTGCCGATGCTTTGCACCTAGAAGATAACCACACATTTACTGATGAAGAAATTGAAGCAATGAAACAAGCTCGATTTGATAATTGGTACACCTTGATTAATACACCAACCGAAGAAGTGCCACAAGGTGAATAATGGCAACTAGATATTGGGTAGGTGGTAGTGGAACTTGGACAAGTTCAAACACAGCTAACTGGTCAGCTTCATCAGGTGGTACTGGTGGTGCGTCTGCTCCTACTTTTAATGATGATGTCATATTTGACAATTTATCTAATACAGGAACGTCAATATTTACTGTAACTGTTTCAACAGGTGCGGCTTGTAGAGATTTAAGTTTTGGGTCGGGAGCAACAGCCCTTGATGCTGTAATGACATTGACTGGTATTTCTTCAATGTCTATTGCTGGTAGTTTAACTTTAGTTTCTACAAATTTAACATTTAGCTATACTGGCACTATATCTTTTACAGCAACTACTGCAGGTAAAACCATTACTACCGCAGGTAAAACATTAGCTGCCATTGTTTTTAATGGAACTGGTGGCGAATGGACTTTACAAGACGCTTTTAATGGTACAGGGTCGCTTACAGTAACTAGAGGAAGTTTTAATTCCAACGGAATGTCGGTTACTTGTTCTGCAATAAGTTCTAACAATGTTAATACAAGAGCAATCACACTTGGAACTTCTACCGTTTCGTTATTTGGTGTAGGAACTCTTTTTAATATACAAAGTCTTACTGGACTAACATTTAGTGCCGCATCTTCAACAATTAATTTAACAAGCACTTCAACTACAGCTAGAACTTTTACTCTTGGCTCTACTACTGGTCTAGTTTTTGGAACTATAGGAATTAATGGGTCAACCAGTACTAGCACTACAAATTTTATCTACGGCAGCATGACCGTTAATACTCTTTCTAGCAATAAAACAGTAGCACACACCATTGCTTTTAGATTTTCAGCAACTTTTAATGTTACCAATTTTAATATTAGTGGAAGGGCTGGAAACTTAGTAACGCTTTCTTCAAGTTTTTCACCGAGTCAATTTACTTTAAGCAAATCTAGTGGAATTGTAAGTTCTGATTATTTAAGTATTCAAGATAGTAATGCTACAGGTGGTGCTACATGGTACGCAGGGGCAAATTCAACCAACGTCAGCAATAATACAGGATGGATATTTACCGCACCCCCAGCAGGTAATACATCTAGTTTCTTTTTACTATTTAATTAAAAAACCACTTGACTTTTTAGCAAAAGTGTGGTAAACTTGCAAAAATAAGTAAGTAAGTACTCACTTCTCCAATAGGACAAAGAAGAATGATAGACAAAAAACTACAAAGCTATTACGAGAATAGATTCTCAATGATGTCAACTGAAGGTTGGCAAGATTTAGTGGAAGATGCACAAAATATGTTCAATTCGTTGAACCATGTGCTATCAATCCAGAGTGAAGCGGATTTAATGGTAAAGAAGGGACAACTGGACTTGCTTCAGTGGCTCATTACCCTTAAACCTGCTTCAGAACAGGCTTACGAGCAGCTCATGTCGGGAGACTCAGCAGATGGCTCGTAGAATGTACGATTTTAAGTGTAGTGAAGAACATATTACAGAAGGTTTTGTTGATTATGAGACAACAACAATCACCTGTGGTTGTGGGAATGTAGCTAATCGAATTATCTCTCCTGTAAGGGTGAGTTTAGATGGCACAGACCCAACTTACGTGGCTGCCTACGATAGATGGGCGAAAAGACACGAAGATAAGCAGAAGCAAGAAGCAAAGCAAAACGCCTAAGATACCTTTACCACAAGTAGAGCCTTAGATTACAAATCCTAAAATCACTTGATTCGGTGACAGGAGACTTTAAATGGCAGCAAACTTTATTCAAGAAGAAGAACTGTTTAACAGCAGCGAAGAAGAAGTAGTACAAGACATTACAACACCAGTACCTGACAGCACTGCTGCAGGACAAACTGAAACAGCGAATGTCAGTGAACCCGTGGAAGAATTACCAGAGAAGTATCGTGGTAAGTCAGCTATTGAGATTGCTAAGATGCACCAAGAGGCTGAAAAGTTAATTGGACGACAAGCAAATGAGGTTCATGAAGTACGAAGTCTTGCAGACCAACTGTTAAAACAACAACTCGACTCTAAGGCTAAGGAAGCGAAGCCTATTGAAGAATCGCTCGAAGAAGACTTTTTTGCAGACCCAGCTAGTGCGGTCAACAGACAAGTAGAGAAGCATCCTGCAGTTCTTGAAGCAAGACAAGCAGCGTTAGACATGAAGCGCATGAAGACAGCTCAACAGTTGTCCTCGAAGCACCCAGACTTTGCCACTATCGCATCCGATAGCGGATTTCAAGATTGGGTTAAATCTTCTGCTATTCGCTTAAACTTGTTTGCTAAAGCTGACGCTGAATTCGACTTTGAATCCGCTGATGAATTGTTAAGTACCTACAAGGAACTCAAACAAATCAAACAGCAGAACCAAGTTCAACAATCAGTAGCAGTAGAGAGCAAGTATCAAGAACAGGCAATGAAGGCAGCTACAGTCGATGTTGGTGGTGCTGGCGAAACCAGTAGAAAAGTGTATCGTAGAGCAGACCTTATTAAACTGAGAATGACAGACCCTGACCGTTATATGCAAATGTCTGATGAAATCATGCAAGCATACAGCGAAGGGCGAGTTAAGTAATTTTAGAATTTCTAATTAAAGGAAAAATATCATGGCATTAGTAGGCGCAGCATATCCGGGTGGTTCAACATCCGTAGTAACAAAAGCAAACGCAGACAAGTTCATTCCAGAAATCTGGTCTGATGAAGTTATCGCTGCTTACAAGAAAAACCTAGTATTGGCTAATCTTGTTCGTAAAATGTCTTTCAAAGGCAAAAAAGGCGATACACTGCACATCCCTAAACCAACTCGTGGCGTAGCTACTGCTAAAGCAGCTAACACTGCAGTTACTATTCAAGCGAATACAGAGAGCGAAGTACAAGTTTTAATCGACCAACACTTCGAGTATAGCCGTTTCATCGAGGACATCGTTGAAGTTCAAGCATTGTCTTCATTGCGTTCTTTCTACACTGAAGATGCTGGTTACGCTTTGGCTAAGAAAGTTGATGACTTGTTAATCGCTGGTGGTAAGTCTTATGGCGATGGCGATGCGTCTGATTGGGTACACAGCAATGCGTACTTTATCGATGCAAGTACAGGTTTGACACTGTACGCTCTCGACACTGTAACCACCTCTGACTTGTTCACAGACGCTGGTTTCCGTAAGCTAATCCAGTTGATGGATGACGCTGACGTACCAATGGATGGTCGTAAGTTTGCGATTCCTCCTTCACTGCGTAATGCAATCATGGGTATTGACCGTTACAACTCCAGCGACTTCGTTGATGGTCGTGGCGTAAACAATGGTCAAATCGGTAAGTTGTATGGCATTGATGTTTATGTATCAAGCAATATGCCTGTTATCGAAACAGCCGCTGATAACTCAGTTGGTGATGCAATTAAAGCTGCACTCTTGTTCCACACAGACACAACCGTGTTTGCAGAGCAA